TTGCTTAACGGGTGGTTGTCATAGTATCTCTAACTCATCTATAAACAATTGCAGATTGCAAAGATGACCCTGGAATATTATGTCCTTTACATCGGAGCTCATGAAAAAAACACTAGTTACCCTAGCCATTGCTAGTCTCTCTTTCCTTCCTTTTTCTGCAAAAGCCGGACAACAATGTGGAGGGGCAAGTTATTACGGATTAGGGGACGGATATCAAGGTGAAATTACTGCATCTGGTCGTAGGTTTGATACATGGTCAAACCAGGCAGCTCATCAATGGCTACCTTTTGGTACAGTTGTTACGGTAAGGGCGAATGGCCGTAGCACGAGAGCAGTGATCACCGACCGTGGACCTTATGCCCATGGTAGGATCATCGACTTATCGGCAAAGTCATTTGGCGATCTAGGTCCGCTTTCAAGAGGAGTACATGATGTATGTATCTCTTGGAACTAAGACCAAATAATAACTGAATAAAAAGATGGCCCCGAGCAAATGCCTGGGGCTTTAAAGTATCAAATATCGTTAATCACTGAGGTAAGAAGATAAGAAATAATATTACAGTCAGATAAAATATCTTCTATTACATTAATTAGGCCATATAATTTGGATTCTTCAGCCTCCTCATGAAGTCTTTCCAAGCTTTCTTTAAATGAGGTATTTAAATCTAAGAGGCTTTCACATAAGTCTTTGGAAGTAGACCAATCAATTTCCGGCACGGAGTTAAAAATCTTTGCTTTAATCTCGATTCCGAGTCCTCTTCCTTGCTCTGCTAGACCATCTACTTTTTCTTCCACCATTCCGTAGACCCTCTCAAAGAGGAGGTGATATTGATAGAAATCACTGCCCTCTATATTCCAATGAGCAAGTCGAGAGGCACCTAGAAGATTGTTTTGAAGTTCTAGAGATTGTAGAAAAAGTTCTTCCATTGACATTAAGTATAATTTTTATTTAAGTGTACAGGGATTTCTTGTAATGCTGACGTGTATGGGTCTGAATTTGGAACTGTTCCAATCTCATTTCTCCATAATCCCGAGTCTATTCTTAACTTAAACCAATCTGGGTAAGAATCAGTATTATTTTTATAACATTTCCATACCTTTTGCAAAACTCCAGAAGTAACTTTAGAATTATCTATTACCCTCTCACCATTACTATTAACCGAATAAGCATATCTTGGAATGAATCTGTAAGTTGCTGAGCCATTAAGTTCTTCACCACATGTCAGTTCTAGGACATCAGATATTTCTCTGGGACACCTTGGATCTTCTACTATGTACTCTTCAGTCTGCTCGGAGGTAATTATTCTTCTCCAAACAGCTAATCCAGTTGATCTTTGCTCTGGGGTTAAAAGACACTTTCTCTTGGGTAAAAAGTCTTCGACTGAGATCGGGTCAAATGCAGCACAAGGCTGAGAGTAAAATCTTCCATCTGCAATTAATACCTCTACAGAGTACGTCTGCTCATAAATGAACTGAGATGCCTCCGTTACTTGGACGAATCTTTCATTCTCAAGTTCAAATCCTGTCTGAAACTCAAGACCTGGGACCTCAGGCACCCATCCTGTAACTGCATCAGCAATAAGGTCTAGGATGGGTAATGAGAAGCTATGTCCTTCCCGTTGTGTCTGCTTCTGGATCAGAGTGACGGTATAGTTGAGTTTTCTGGCCCTAACAGTAGGAATATATGCGCCTTTGTGTGGGTTACTCGTATTCCCTGACGCAAAACTGACGATAATCATCGCCTGTTCGGCAACTCTCCCAGAATCATCGATTTCCTCCGCAAGACGGATGACCACAGCACTCTGCCCTAGAGTGCCATGGACACGCCTATGGAGTTGGTTTTCAATCTCCAAAAGCATGGGTCAAAACTCCCCGCCACTAATAAAATCTTGAAGTTCCCAGAAGCCAGTAGTATAGTTATAGAGCAAGGCATCTCCTGGTTTTACATTACGAGTAAAACGAACATTGGATAGATCTTGGATTTTACGGTTGGCTTCTAACTCGATAACGTATTGTCTTAGAGAAGCGGCGTCTTGTTTATACTCAGAACCATCTGGAAAGACTCCAATCTTTCCACTTATTACTCCGTATCCGGCTCCGTAATAGCATCCTCCACTAGACCCATCTGCAACCAAGTAAAACCCAGCTCCATCTGTAGCAGCAGGGTTGAAGGGGTCATAGCCATAAGTTTGATTTGACATTAGAATGTATCTCCTACTTGTAATCCGTCGTAGTTATCAAAGTTACCATCGGTAGATTCCGTGGTATTAGTAGCATTAATGGTATCGCCATCTTGTGGATCTACAGCATCGGAGGTGTTTGTAAATGCAGATAGATCTCTTGTAGATTCAAGGGCAGAAACTAATTGGTTAATCTCAAGTGTCGACTCAGACATAGTAGACTCGATACCAAGTGTACTTCCATCCAACGCAGTTGAGTGGACTCTTGGGGAAGACATCGCCTCTTTACGTGGGAACTGGAAGAAACGATCATTCCCACCTTCATTTTGTACCCAGCGGTTAGTGGAGTTTTCTGTAAAACTTCTGCCTCTGCGGTAGGAACTTTTTGTCATCGAGCAAGCACTTCCCCAATAACGATATGCCTCTTGCCACTTAAGGCCTGTGGATGGAGATGCTTTAGCAGCCCATAACTCAAGTTGCTGAAGAGCCTTCTCAGCGGCATCAATGACTTGTTGACGTGGGCGGAGAGTATCGAGGTACCAACGTGCCAAGATGGCTTGGGTACGACGATATGACCCGGCAATAAGAATCTTGCCTTGAGGCGGAGCAGTGAGTATGTAATTATTTATCAGAGTTGCAGCATCGTTGAGTGCTATCTGAATCTTATCGTAGTTTATATCATTGCCTGTAGGATTATCAATATTTGACAATTCTACGGCTTCTTGATATCCAAAGACTTCAATAAAGTAATCAACAGTTGCCGGATTGCAGTTATCCGCTACTCCAAATTTATCTGGGTACGGAGAATTTGGCATAGTATTGGTCTATTCTATATATAGCTTTAAACTTGGGGGGATAAACACATAAAAAAAAAGAGGCCCGGTTGGGGCCTCAGAAGAAATAAGTGAGTTAGGCTCAGGCAACGGGGTTGTTGAAGATGAAGCCAGAACCGCACTTGCCGTTTTCGCCCATGCCGACGAGCTCGAAGCTACGCTCAACAAGGATGTCACCGGTGAATACTCTACGCTCAATATTGAAACGCTCAGGAGTGGCGATAGGATAGCCACTGAGAGTATAGGTGTAGGCGAAAGCAGGGTTGCCATAGTTGGCATCAAGAGCAGGCATGAAGCCATCGGTAGCTCCTGAAGGATGGTAGAAGAGAACAGCAACGTTGTTGTAGATGTTCTCAAGATTTCCTGTGGCAGGATCAAGCTTGAGTCTACGGGCAACGCGGATCTCATCAAGACCAAAGATCTGAGCCAGGGTCTTCTCATCCACGAGTACGCCACGCTGCATGAAGTCACGGATACGCTTGTTACGCTTAAGGGCATTAAAGGCGTCAGGTGAGATCACCATCTTGTTAGGATAGATACCGATCTGTGAGCGAACTTGCTCCTTGGCATTATCCATGAGGACCTCAACGTCAGCAGTTGGGCTGTTGAACCGGTCAGCACCACCGTTGTAGGTGGAGAGATCGAGAACGTTATCATTCTCATACTGGGCAGAATCGGTTACGATGTCAGCAACCTGAACTTCCCATGACTGCATGAGGCGGTTAGCAGCGTCTTTAGCAGCAAACTGACGAAGGTCAATTTGAGCAGCGCCGTTCTTGGCTTCAGCAGCGACTTCCTCGGCGATTTCCCAGCTGATCGCTTCCTGACGGAGAGCGAACGAACGGGTTCCGAACTCGTTCTGGATCTTCTGGATGTTAGTTCCAGGAGCGCGAAGGAACGACTGAGCCGCAAAAGCCTCCTTACCAAAAACGAGTGTACGTCCGGCTCTGGTATTCATAGATACCGAAGGAGCGAAGAATGTAGCCACACCTTCGGCATTCTTATAGCCTTGGGCGAGTTGCGTAAGAATAGGGTCAATTACGCGTACCTGATCAAGATTCATCATAGTTAATTACTCTCCTTTATATCTATCAAGCACCAGCTTCGTTACCGAGCTTAACACGGATATACTGACCAGCGGTAGTGGCAGCAGAGGTGTCAAGAGCACGACCAAGAACAACACCAGCACCGGCAGCCTTAGTGGCGGTTCCAGTTGTTGTGGCATATACAGCGTCGTCTACACTGAAGGCAGCGGCAGCTGCATCAACTTCAACGATAGCAATACCGGAGGTAACAATCGAAAGAAGACCTTGGTATGGGAATACGCTGGTCTTGAAGGGGGTTGTGGAAGGATTGAGTTGACCTTCGTAAACGAGAGTCGAACCATCATCAACCTGA